CCATTTGGCCCGGCCGCCCGGCGTCAGCTTGGATGAGCGAAGGCCCTGACCTCCTACAGACTTGGGGGAGAAAAGCACCTCTGCGACCTGTGCCGGGGCGTTCAGGTTGAACTGACGGCCCGCCGCACGGTATGCCTGAGCCTCATGCTGTTCAATGAGCTTCTCCAAATGGTCTTTGAGTCGGATGAGAGCTTGCTCATCAACCGGCGCACCAGTGAGGGTCATGGAGAGGACGACCTCAAGCACGTCCATCTCCAGCGCCCAGACGCCGTCCAAGCGATTAGCGTAGATCTCCTGAATGTTGCGCCGGGCGAGCAGCCGCGTGAAACGCGCGTCAAGACAGACGTAGCGCGCTACCTCATCGAAAAAAGTTGTGGCGATCTTCTTGCCGGTTTTACCGGGGTCGTAATTACTTCCGTAAACCTCCTTGACGCGCGACTTCAGATCATTGCGGCGATTTTCGTCAAGGAGCCACGACGAAACCAGAGTGCAGTGATACGGAGGGGCGGGGACCCGGCCGTCACGGTACTTGGCGATGGACAGAGCGTCGAACGCCAGATTATGAGCGATTTTCAGACGGTCGGAGTCAAAAAGCTCATCCAGGGCCGCGAAGACAACACTAGGTCGAAGCTGACGTGGGGGCTCTTCCCAAATAGGAACCCTATAGTTTCGCCATTTCCCGTCTTTGCCGAGACGCGGCTCTTTGTCGTACCCGATGATCTTGTTCCCAATGGGGTGACGCATCGGAATAACTGCGTCCACGCCAGGAGCGGAAAGAGCGATCCACGCGACCTCATTCCGGATGGGATGGAGAGCGTATTCACCAATGGTCTCTACATCCCAGGAGAAATGGTCGCTCTCGGAAATGCGCTCAATCACGTGATGAAGTTGCTCCTCATCACGCACAAGGCACAGGCTACGACGCATTCAGGCTCCAAGGAAAAGGTGGCCCCTCACGACGGGAGAGGACTTCGTGAGGGGCCATGGGGGAGGGGAGGCTTACCCGGCGATCTCGGCCGCCAGCTCCTCCAGGTCCTCAATCGAGTCGATGTAGACGCTTTCCTCAGTTGTGAGCTGCTTCATCAGCTCAGCGCGCTCCTGATCGGTAAGAGGCTCAATTCCGTGGTCCTCTTCAAGGTCGCGCTTCTTCACCGGAGTCAGCTTGTACTGGTAGCGCTTATTGGCACCAGTACCGGTCTCAATGCGGGAAATAGCCCAGTAAATGTCCTCTCGATTGATCGGGCTGGTACGCTCCGACTCAGCCCAGTCGGTGATAAGGTCAACAAGCTGCCGACCGGCCCGCAAGGTGACCACCTTCGGGTCGCCATCGGCGAAACTCACGACGTTAAAGAGCGCGCGAAGCTGAGGCTTGCGGTCAGTGATCACTTCGCACAGAGGACACTCGTCACCGTGGCAGAAAAACGACTGCTTTCCGTCGCGCTTGACCCAGTGCTCTCGGTAGCAGGCGTACGGCTCATCCTCAAGGAACACGATGATCTGAGGCTGGTCCGTCACCTGAAGGACATCAGCGAACTTAGAATTACCACCNCGCNTCTTCTGCTCTTCAACCGCATCCCAGCCCCTCAGAGAAACCTTNNGGGCCGGGCGCGGGGCGTCAGAGGAATCGACATCAGTACGGGCATACTCACTCGCAGAAGGGGCACTACGGCCAGTTCGCGAAAGGGTTCGAGCCACTAAAATACAACCTTTCCTCTAAAGTGACTCGAATCTGGGGTCTGATGCCGATCTGATTATAAATCTTTTCTAGGCTGCAAATTGTGCGCTGAGAGCGCGTTCCTCCGCCTCGAAAAGAGCTGCTACTCTGCGGGGGAATTTGGTTCGACGAAGCTGGAAGTTGTATTTTTCCAGAACGCCTTCCTCCCGCGCTATTCGGACGCTCCCGAGAACCATACCCTCCGTATAAAGTCGTCTCTCCGCCTGGGGCGAATTGGCGGTCTCAGCACGATCAGATACCGAGTATCTAAACGGCGTAACCGGGATGATGCCGTGCTCTTCCCAGTAGTAGATGGTCTTCACCTTCCGATTCAGCATCTCAGCGTAAGTGCCGATCGGGTAAAAGCGGATGAGCTTGGTGACAGTGCCAATGGTGACTTCCTGGTCCACATAAGGAAGGGAATCCAACCGGGCACGGTCATCAAGGGCAAGCAGTTGGCTCCGGAGAGAGCGCCCAGGGTGTTCCATCAGTACCCCTTGATGGCGTAGGACGTTGACGTGACGAGCAGGGCGTCGAGTTCCTCTTTGCTGATGTCACCCTCGTAAACCAGTGCAGGAACGCGCTCCTGATCGATTTCCTCAACCATCCGGACGATTTTTGGCCAAAACCCACGCTCTTTCGCCAGATCTTCCAAAGACTCGTAGTCAAGGACGGTCTTAGTCATACGCTGGCGGGTGTACCCGCGCCGGGTTTTGCCGCCCACGGTAATGGGTCGGGCAAACTCAACCCGGCGATGCCCTTTTGCAGTCAGGGCACCAGCGTGGGCGGCATACGCGTCCAGTACATCCCTGATCTGTCTGCTGCGCTCCGTCAGGGTGCGGATCTGCGCGTCTATGACCTCTTTCTGCTCTGCGAGCGCCGTGATCTCCTCCAGCGAGGGCAGATCATCTGCCCCTCTCCGGCGGCGGACCACGGTCACAGGTACCTCCCAAAACGTTTCTGTCCCAGTGGGGAAACTAATCTCAAGGTACCGCATACGCCCAGGTAGATCCCAGTGTGTCCGGGTCACAGATCGCGCACATCGCCTAGTAGCTAGGGCTCCTGGACACCGACCCAAGCCGCTGCTTCGTCAGCATGTCTAGACAAACTGACAACGCGTGCATCGACACCGCCGCGCTCGTCCGCGCCATAGCCATCGATCACTGCACTAGCGACAGCTCTCTTCACGGTGAGCCGTTCATACTGCCGCACTTCCAGGGAGCCCTCAGTGACCACATCGATAATGGCGACACGACGATGTCTGCTAGAGGCCCTGCGAATCCGGCCATTGATTTGGACGCGCTGCCCGGCCGACAACGGGGGATCGTAATTAATTAAATGCGAGCCGCCCGGCAGATCCACGCCATACGCGCCCGCGTGGCTCATAACCAGGATCCGGGCGTCCTCATCCTGGTTGAAGCAGTCTACCGTGGCCATACGGATCGCCTCAGGCTGCTGACCGTGATAGTCCAGCACCTTGTACGGCGCGAAAGCGCGGATGAATAGCGGCTGCATGCCCTTGTAGCGGCTGACGATAACGACTTTATGCGCCGGGTCCTCGTCCAGGATCCGGCGAACGCGCTCTACCACATGCAGGAATTTGGGCGTGTCCCCGATGGTGTCCAGTACGCCGGACTCCATCAGCCGTACGGCGTAGGCGCTTCCCGTGGTGGTCTTCCGCTTACTATCCCGCTGAGACAGATACTCCTCGGCCGACTTTTTCACCAATTGCGGATGGTTAAGTAACATCTGGAGGGTGGTGTAGATGGCCATTGCCCGGCCCGCTTTTGTAGACTCATCCATTCCCGCGTAATAGGCGGCGATATCGAAATCCGCACCGCCCTTAACCTCCACGAGGGCGGCAGCGAGATCCTGTGCGACCTGCCCATAAATCTGACGCTGCCGCCAGCTCATGCCTACAGTCCACGTGTGGAATTGCGTCTCCGGCATGTAGGGCGCTACATCAGCGTCCTCAATACGTTTACGAACAAGATAGGGCTTGAGAAGATTATGAAGCGTGGGGAGATTAGTGTATCTGGTTACCTGCCCCCACCTAGTACGCCTGATAAACGCCCTCTCAAATTCCTCAGGCGTACCAAGTAGTCCTGGTGCCAACCACGCCATAGGGCCATAAATGTTCTCCGGAGCATGCTCGATGGGAGTGGCCGTCAGCAACGCCTTGTACTCTCCGGCGATAGACCGGAGCTTTTCAGCACGCTTGGCTTTAAAAGAAGACAGTACCGTGCCCTCGTCAATGATGACGAAGTCAGCGAAATATCTGAGTTTGCGAATGGCCTCTACGGCAGTCTCATACCCGGCAATGACATAATTCGGCCGCCGGTTATAGACATCTTTCACCTGCGTAGCCCGCTTTTCCGGGGTACCACCGAGGATCACGCACCAGCGCTCTGTCGGAATGGCCATATCCCGGCCGCCGATACGACGGATCTGTGTCTCTACGTCCGTGTGCTGAGCGAGAGCACGCGCCCACTGAAGGCGAAGGCCAGACGGGCACACGATCAGGATAGTGGCCTCATCATGGGCGAGCATCCGTTCCGCTGCCGCGATAGTCGCCACGGTTTTGCCAAGCCCGGTGTCCAGCGCGCCCAGCACGCTTCCCTTATCCATCAAGCGGCCGGGAATATCCTCCTGATAGGGGTACAGCTCCGTCAGCAGCATTGATTACCATCCCATAAGCGAAGCGGGTTTAGTCAAAAGCAGTTGATCTTTTATCTGTTCACGTGTCAGCAGAACGCGATTACCCTGTGCATCTGTGTAGCCACCTGGGTCGGACCCCGGTGGCAGACCTTCATACGTGACTACGAAGGCAGAGGTGTACCGCTTACGCAACTCCCAGGCTACGTACTCGGCAGCCGTCCAGCCAGCATGGTCATTGTCCATCCAAATAATCACCCGGTCGAACTTAGTCAACAGGCTGATCTGATGCAGGCTGACCTTCGCGCCGAAACTGGACACAGGGTATGCGACACCGGCCGTACTCAGAACGGCGCAGTCCAGAGGAGACTCCACGAGTACGCCGGTATCGGCGCGACGGCCGACCAGGTGCATACCGAACAATGTCAACGACTTTTTCACGCCATAGGGCTTATTCCTTACAAAACCTGGACGCTTTGCCTGCCAGCCCATCAGTCTACCTGACGGGTCTCTGACAGGGGTAATCCACATCTGGAATTTGGAATCCCATAGAATGCCAAATTTTCTGGCGGCTTCGGGGCTGATGCCTCTCGCGGCCAATTCCTCCAGTGGGGGATCATCGTAGAGAGCAAGCACGGCCTCGGAAACCGGCTTGCGCACAGGTTCGTCTTTCTGGGACTCATACATCCGCGTGACGGCAGCTACAGTGCCCTGGTGGCGAATCCATGCCACCGCCTGACCGGACGTGCAACCCAGCACGTACGCCACCAAATCGACGAAACGCCCTTTGTAACCGCAAGAGAAACAGTTGAAGACACCCTTGTCGGCGTGCACGGAGAAACTGGGGTTCCGGTCGATTTTGCCGACACGCTCAAGATGGGCGGGGCAGCGGGCCTTGATCTCGCCCGCCACCGTCTCCACCTCTTCCAGCCCAAGAGCGATCATCGCGGCCTCAATGTCGCCCGGAATAACATCGGTGACTGCACCCCAGCCACGCTCAAGCTTACGCCGCATCATTCTCCCCGAACGGATCGTACTCAGAGGCGTAAAACTTGCCTTGAGACCAGTCCCGGTAGAACCAGATGTCAAAAGGCGTGCCGTTGCGAAGCGCGAGGAAACGAATTTTAAGGATGATAGGGTCGTCAGTGACTTGAACACCAATGAGCACATCCGCCCACTGGGCCATACCGGAGCTGTAGCCGAAAGAATACAGCTCCACCTCTTCACCACGCATCTTGGACTGGAGCATCTGTGTGGTGGAGACGATCGGAAGCTTCCGCTTCATCGCCCCGAATTTGAACGCTTCGCAGATGTGCCGAAGTGCCTTATCCGATCCGGGATCCTCACCGCGATCATCGGACATCATGTAGAGCCCATCCACGAAGACAATGTCAGGCTGGTAAATGTCAACCTGCGCAAGAATCCCGCTGGGGGTAGTGGCGGTATCCGGATCTGTGAGGAGCCAGAAGCTCGGGTATACCTCCATTGCCCGGACCGCACGCTCCACCTGCCTCAATTTTGCGGGCGGGAGAGAGCCCTCACGAAGAGCAGTATGGGAGACCATGGCCTCAATGGCATCCAGCCGCTCAGCCTGTTCTTCTTCCGACATCTCAAAAGAAACGAACATGATCTTCTTGCCGGACTGCCAGGCGGCAATAGCCGAGAGCAAGAGCATCGTTGACTTGCCGGATTTCGCTCGGCCCCCGAAAACGACAAAATTACCAGGCCGCCAACCGCCGTACCGGTCGTCAAACGGCACAAAACCAGACGGTATCCCGCGACGGCCGCCGTCCGACTCCCACAGCTCGCGGTAACGGGCCATTCGGCTGGCACCCGTGCGCGTGATGTCCACGACCGACATGGACGGCACTTCAAGCTGCACTTCCGCCAGCGCGGCCGACAACGTCATCATCGCACGCTCGGAATCAGCATGCTGGAGCTGGCGAGCCGCCTGATAGATTGCGGAATCAAGGATGAACGCCCGGCGACGCTCCCGCGCCTCATCCAACACGTAATCGAGCGGCTCAAGATCAGTCTCAAGCTCATAATTCGGATACTCACTGGCGAAAACGCGAGCGCTCGGGACGCGACCATACCGCGAGTTGTACTCGGCAATAAAATCCCATGCCGCGAGAGCATCAGGATCACCGAACCACTCCCGTCGCGCTCCGGCGTCCAAAATAGGCTGAAGGTCGCCGGACGCGATTACATGGCTTATGATCTGCCGGAAAACATCCACTAGAAAACCCCGATCATATTCCGATTTGCCTGCGTGACGATGCGCGTGAGACCGCCATAAGTGAACTGTCGCCGAGGATCTCCGTCATAGACGGCCATCACCCACGGCTCGTAGGCCAGCCGATCCGCCAAATGCCCGGGAGAATCGAAAGCACGAACCCAGCGAGCCGGATAATTGCGCTCTTTGATGATTTCACTGATTCGAGCGGCCTCTTTCTCCCCCAGGAAAGTCACAACCTCGACATTAATGTCTGTGGTGATCATGAGCCGCCACAAAGCGGCTTCAACGACCTCATCAATGATGTATCGCAGGCGACGATCCTTCGACCGTCGCAGACCACGCCGGACGTCTGTAAAGACTTGAGCGGCGACACCCTCCCACACAACCATAATGGCGGGGCCGACTTTATTGCTGATCTCTCCGCGCAACATCACGCATATCCATCCCTGTGAGCGTGACAATCTGAAATGCCTGCTTGGCAAACGACGACATGGTGGGGTGGTAAATCTGATCCCATTTGGCCAGTGGGAGATTAGTGGTGACGATCGTCGGCAACCCTAGCTCATGCCGCCGCCTGAGGAGCCCGGTGATCTCCGCACCCACATAGCCGGACTGGGTGCGGTATTCCATGCCCAAGTCATCAATCACAAGTACATGCACAGTGTGAAGCCGGTTGATGCGCTTAGAAATCCTCTCATCGGCGGCCCTGGCATCAACCAACCGCTGCTGCTCAATGAGCAGATGTGCCGGGTAGTAGAGGATCGTGTTGTCGTGAGCCCAGTGAATCTCCGTAATCGTCATGCACGCGAGTGTTGTCTTCCCGCTGCCGGTGCCACCGACCAAAAGAATTCCCCGGCCGACCTTTGCCTGATCGGTTGAGGTCCGCGCGAAATACTCCGGGAAATCGGCGGCAAACGCCGCACATGTGCGTACTGCCGTCTCAGCCGATTCGCTGTAGACCTGCCATTGGTCGAATCCGCGCCCACGGCACCAGCGAGGAATGCCAGCGGTCTCCCAGCGCCATGAGTAGTCAATTGGCAGCATTCTGCATCTCCTCGGCCCGGATTTCCGCCCACGTCCTAAAGCGCTCACGCGGCCTGACCTGCTCTTCCGGCAGCCCCCAGAATTCGGCGTGACCAGGGGTACCGGCGTGGTACGCCGTGGTGGTGGTCTGCTGCTCTTCTACGCGCCGGGCAAGCTCAACACGCTGCCATACGAAGGCCAGCCAATCTGCCTTGCCCCTGACGCGCAGGGACGGATCCGCGACAAAGGCGTCCACCATGGCGCGCACCTGAGCAGGCTTGAGCCCGGCCGTCAGCCAGCTATTGATGTGCCGCGCCAACGCCATGACGTTCACGGTGCCAACGCGGGCGGCCAACGAGGCATCCGGCTGAGAGTGCACCTGGTCCTGGAAGTACCGGGCCAAGCCCAGGGCACTGTCCGGCCTCGGCCGGGACTGGGGCACAGGGGCAGGGGCAGGATCCGGCTCAGTGATCAGGTCGGCCGGGTCAAGTCCCTCATCTGGCTGTCGATCCCTGACACGTCGAGAGTGGTCGCGGGCACTCGCTCGCGCTCCGCGCGAGCGTGTCTCCTTAGAGTTGTTCTTTCTTAGAGTTGTTACTTCTTCTACTTGATATTTCTTAAGATCCGGCTTTTCCGGATCCGGAGAATCCGGATCCGGAATTTCCGGGTCCGGGTTTTCCGGATCCGGATTTTCAGGATCTGGTGTACTCTGTGTTACTTCATGACGACCATCCGCATAGACCACATAACGCTTTCGATACAGGCCGGGACGGTCCGGATCCGGCACATCCTCCATCCCCATGTATCCGGCGGAAACAAGCACCGCCAACGCCGTATAAATGGCGTCACGACCCTCCGTGAACACCTTTCGGAGATCTGATATCCTGACAACCCACCCTTCACTGTGCGAGAGCAGGTAGCAGAGCACGCCGTAGGCGCGAGCACTGATGACACCCGGCACCAACAGGGTGTTGGGGATGACGGTGTATCCTGTCCTCCGAGGGACATAGATCTCTTCGGCCAAGGGGTCTCCTAGGCGTTTCGTCCGGTTTGTGCTAGTATGGCCGCAGAGCGTTTGACTGCTCTTTGTTCCTTTCTGTCTGTGTGGATGCACGGGGGGCCTCCGTGGGGGAGGCCCCCCGTTGTGTCTACGCCACACCCAGCTCTTGCGCCTCCGACCTGGGGATTTGGATCTTGATCGCCCCGGCCGGGAGACGGCCGCGAGACAGGGGCCGGATCTCCCCGCTGGCCAGCCGGACCACCGTCACCGTGTCCTCGCCCGCACGCGGCGCACCCTCATCAGGAGTCGTCCGCCGTCGTTGCGCGGCCAGCTCTTCCCGCACGATTTCCCGCGCGGTCGCGGCGATCGCCCGAAAAAGCACCTCGCACGCGTCGGCATACAGCCGCCCAAGCTCTGAAGCTTCCGGGACCGGAGCGGGGTCCTTGCTCTCGGAATCGGCCTCAGACGCGTTGTCCCCGGAAATCTGGGGCGCGTTCACGGCCTCCCCGGTGTCATCCCCTTCAGAGGGGGTTTCCGCGCCCTCAGATTCATCAGCGGACGCGTTTTCGTTGTCGCCGTCACCGGCCTCAATGTCGTCCAGGCCAGTGGATGACAGGGCCTTGACCTGTAGTCCGGCCGCCAGCGCCCGCTCCGCAAGATCCTCCATTTCCGCATCGTCTTGTCCCTCCTCCCACAGAATGAGGAGGTAGCGGTGGTCGCCCTCCATGGAGGTAATCCGCTCAAAAAGCTGGTCAAGGACATCTGCGTCGGTGTACTCCACCGCATCGGGCTGGAGGTCGTTGATGATCTCTTTGCCTCGCAGTCCCGGCATGGGTGCGGACACTACGCGGACTTCTACTTCGGGCGCGGTGAGAGAGCTAAGCGCCCACTCAGCGACGTTACGAACACCCTGCGTAGTGAGGGTACGACTAGCCGGAAACCACATCTGGGCGGGGTTACCGAAAGTGTTGAGCCAGTCGCCCAGAGCATCATCGATGATGGCCTGACTGGGCGACGCAGTGCCCAGTACGGCCACAACGGGGCGAGACATACCGATCCCTCCGATATGAGTCAAACGGATGTCCCATTTGTACCGGGAACCGGATACGTTTGGCCAGTCTCGCGGAAACGTTTCTCGTCTGGTGGCAAAACCGCAGGTCAGAGCAGGTCCGGCAGGCCGCCCGGCCGTGTACGACCCATCGTTGACTGAACAACGATGGGCGTAGAGTCACGACTTGTCACCCTGTGTAGCAGTCCCACGGCGGCGGCGACCGAGGCCGCATCCACCACCAGCCGCCACGGGCACGCCAGCAGTCCGGCCGCCAGCCCCAGCACGATCACAGTCTGGAGGGCGGGAGGGAGGCGGTAGCCCCCCTCCCGAAGCGCGGCCTCCCAGATCACCCATGCCCCTAGGGCGGCCTGGAGAAGCAGCAGCACCTTATCCATCAATACACCCGATCCTTGACAAGCACGTTCTTCGCCATGTCAGCAACACCAGTAGGATTCCACAGACCAAAATGCGTGGCGACGGCGCTCACCCACACACCGACAGCGGTGATCAGCGCAGAACGCCAATCCCATGCGGCCCCAGAATTTGCGGCGTCAAGCGCACTGGAAAGCACACCGCTAAGAGCGGAAAGCGCGGCGAGAAGAACGGCCCGAACACCACCTCCCCA